AGGTCATTACCACCGGAGACGACAAGCGCTTCAAGCCGTACGTCGTGGTGCGTACCGGCCCCAAGCGCTTCAACGTGTTCAGCGCGTCGCCATACCTCGACGAGGCCAAAGGCTACGTCGCCCGGCCCATCCGCTACAATCACCTCATCCAAGCCGGGCAAGGTGCATCGGAGCGCACCGGGGGCGTGGGCAAGAAGGTCGGCATCGTTCGACCGTTTAGCCGGGGCTTCAAGTTTGGGACAGTGGATGGGCGGCGCAAGACCGGGCGCGGGGCGTTCACCGTGCGCAACGCGGAGAGCGGCAAGGTGCATCGCATCGCCTCTATCAAGCACCCCGGATTTAAAGGTCACAACCTTTATCAGGAGGCGTTTGACGCCAAGAAGGGCGTGGTGGAGCAGAAGTTCAGCAGGGACGTAGTTAAGGTCATCGAACGCTTTAAAAAACGCAAGGGATTCCAATGATAAATCTCATCATCGACATCCTCAAGGCGGATGCCAACATCACGGCCATCACAACCACGAGCCGCATTTACCCCGTCTCTCGGCTGGAGGGCGGGGTGATTCCGGCCATCGTGGTGCAGCTGACCAACACCGACCCGGCAGATACGCACGACAACACCACGAACATGGACGTGCACACGGTGCAGGTGTCCGTCATCGAGGACCGCCCCAAGGAGGCGCACGCCCTTGCGGAGTTGTGCCGCTCGGCGCTTGACGGTTACACCGGTGGCGTCATTGCCGAGTGCCGATTCATCAACCAAGCGACCGACGTGTTCGAGTCAATCGACCTCTACACGCAGACGATGTTGTTCCGGGTAATGCTGGTGCGCGACAACGTGACGCTGCCCACCGCCCTTGCCGACCTTGGCATCTTTGAACTGGACGACGTCAGCGACGTCAACGCCCCCAACCCGACCGCTGGGCAGGCGCTCATCTACGACGACGCCACCGGCACGTGGATTCCGGGCGACGTGAGCGCCACCCTCGCGGCGCTTACAGATGTCAACTTGGACGAGCCGCTGGATCGCGAAGCATTGGTTTACGACGAGGCCACCTCGTTGTGGATTAACGGCGGCCCGGCGAAGGTCGATTTCCCCGTCACCAACAACTACCTGCCAGGCTTCACCGTCGGGCAGGTCGTGGGATTTAACGGTGAGGCGGCGGGCGACAGGCCGCGCATCGTTCCGTTCAGCGCAAGCAGCAGCACCGACCCCAAGACCCTGGTTGGCGTTTGCGTTGAGAACATGGCCTACCGGGCGAATGGCCACGTGCGCAGTTACGGCACGATTTACGGGGTGAACACCTTGGCTTATCCGGTCGGCACGCTGCTCTACGCAAGCACTACCGCCGGGGAGTTGACATCCACCCCGCCGACTGCGCCCAACCACCGCATTGCTTTGGCGGTCGTAACCCGGCAGCACGAAAACACCGGGCGCATCTTTGTGCGCACGTACACCCCGGCGTACCGTTTGGCCGACCTTTCCAACGTCGCGTCCACGACGCCTAACCCCGGGCAGGGCCTCGTGTGGAACGGCAGCGCGTGGGAGCCGGGTGCGGTCGGGTACGTGCCCGGGTCACCGCCCCCGGGCGGGTTCCTTGGCAATGTCTTCTATCAGGACAACGCCGGAAACCTGACGTTCGAGGACGAGTTCAGATACACCGCATCCACCAACACGCTCGCGGTGGAGAACATCACCGGCACCACCGTGACCGGCACGGGCGTAGTGAAAGGCAGCAACACGTTTGGGCAGCGTTACGCGACGCAGGCGGCGACCAACAGGGCGCTTGCTGACACCGCGAGCATTACGGTCGAGCGCTACTTCACCGTCACCGCAGAGGGCAACGGGGAGAGCTTCAACATCCAAAGCAACACCCCGTCGGCGGGCAATAAAATCGTGCGGAAAATCTGGTACAAAGCCGAGGCGTTCGAAGCCACCGACGTGGACACGTGGACGCTGCTGCACACCTTTGCCGATGACACCGCCTACGCAAGCACCGCCACCAAATGGCAGGAGTATTTGGATGGGCAGACCTACGGCACACCGCCGTTCACGCTGGCGATAAGTTGGGAGGACATTCCGGCATTCACGGGATTGCTTGACACCTACTCCGGGGCGGCTGCGGCCTACTCCTTGAGGCTGCTTGATTCGACCTACACGGGCGACGCGATACGCGTCCGTAGGGCATCGGACAACACCGAGCAGGACATCGGCTTTGACGGCAACGGCGACCTTGACACCAGCGCGCTGACTACTTTCTGCGCAGGTACGAATGGCTTTATTCGAACGTGGTACGACCAAAGTGGCAACACCCGCAATTTGGTGCAGACAACCACTTCGCGGCAGTTCAAAATATATGACAGCAGCACGGGCTACTTGGGCAAGTTGACGCAGATTGCAGGCACGGCAAACGCATTGGTATTTAGCAGCCTCACGATTTCGCAGCCGTTTAGCGTATTTTCAGTTGCAGATTTTGGCGCGGCAACTATTAACAACACGCAGCCGTATTTGTACGACGGAACTGGGGCAAGCAATAGGGCAGTCACATACCTAAATGCCGCACCTCCCCTAAATATGACAGGCTTTTATAGCGGCACAGAAGTGACTGCGACGCCACGCCTTTCGGCTGGCAACAAAGTGATTGCTGCAATTCACAACGGAGCATCTTCCACTTTACACTCCAACGGCGCATCTGTTATTAGCGGCAACATCGGTTCAGATAGCTGGACGTTTGGTATTGTTGGCAATAGGTACATTTTAAGCCAACAAAACAACATCACGTCACTTACCGAGTTCGTCGTTTGGCCTTCAAGCCAATCGTCCAACCGCGCAGGCATCGAGGCGAACATCAACGACTACTATTCAATTTACTAATGCAGTTTATCATCGTCCGCCCCGAAGGGATTTTATCAAGCCCGCAGCGAGCGCAGTTCATCACGCGGGAACTCTACTGCATCACGCTCCCCCTGCAATTCCAAAGCCCCGACCAACACGACGGCACGGTGTTCGGCATCATCCACCACCCGACCGACGGCCGGGCAGCGTTGCAGGTGGATTTGGATTACGTTATCCCGGTGCATCCGCTGGTCACGTTGGAGCGGCTGGTGTCGCTCTTTCCCGAAATTACCGACGCGGAGCGCATGACGCTGACGCAGGTGATTTTTAGCAGCAAGGCGTTCTTATTCCGGCACATCGTGCCGAGCACGGTGCACGTGAGGGATGAAGCGTACATGATTGCGGATGGTTGGTTTCCGGCTGAACCATGAAGGCAGCGCGGTTTCTCCTAGTGGTGGGTCTGGCTCTAATAAGCTACCCCATCGGGGCGGCTTACGGCCTCGTGGTGCAACTCCTGCGGTGGGCTAGTTACCTGCTCCGATGCGACACGCCCAAACTCCGGGGCGAGTTGTACCTGCTCGGCGTGCGGATGTCCAGCGTGCTAAACGCCACCTCCGCAACGTGGCTGAAGGTGTGGCTGCTGATTCCAACCTCGACGCTGGCCTTTGGAAGGTACACCCCGGTCTCTGCTATGATAGGCCACGCACACCGCTTTCGGCATTTGAGCAAGACGGGAAGGTGGGTAAGGAAGCAGCTGGAGATTTTAGATCCCGGCCATTGCGAACGGGCGGCACAGAAGCACGAACTATGACGACCATCTCACCCACGATTCTGCTCAACGGCATCCTGCAATACTTGGGTGCTATGCCTCCGGCGTATGATTTGACCTACGACCTTACGCGCAACGGGGTGATTAACGTGGCCGACCTGCTGCAACTTCTTACCATGTTCTGATGGCAAAATCCCAAACCACCCACACCAAGGTGCTGCGCGAAGTGTCGCGGCCGGGCGTTCACGCCAAGACGAAGACCAGCCGCCGGAAGGAGAGCAAGAACTACCGCAAACCCTACGGCGGCCAAGGCAGGTAATTGGGCTTGCGTACATTTGAAGCATGAAGGTTGCAATTCACTTTCCCGTGTACAAGCGCGCCCGCATTCGCAACATCGCGATGGACGCGCTTGACCGGGTGCGCGAGCAGTTCAAACGCCTCGGCATCGAGACGGAGGTTGTGGTGATTGGCGATGACAAAGACCTGCCTGCCGTCTGCGAGAAGCGGGGCTACCTGCATTTCCAGCACAAGAACTCGCCGGTCGGCGCCAAGTTCGAGATGGGCCTGCGGTGGATGCTGCGGAACTTGGAGTTTGATTATTTCATGGAGTATTGCAGCGACAACATTCTGCGCGAAGATTGGGCGGCACTGATGGCCAAGGAACTCAAGGCCGGGAGGCCGTGGGTGGCGCATGACCAATTCTACATCGTGGACGCAGCCACCGGGCGCACGCATCTGTTCTCGGGCAGAGGGCAGAGCAACGTCGGCAGATGCACCAAGCGCGACCTGCTGGTCAAGTGCCAGAAGCATTTGGGGCGGTGCTACGACGGCGACTTGATGAGCGGAATGGATTCCTCATTTCGCTCGAACATTAGCCGTTGCAGCGACCAACTCACGTATTTACTCAAGACCAAGACGCCGCTTATCGCAGACCTAAAGACCAAGGAGAACATCAACAAGTTCGAGGGGTTTGCGCGCAAGTCCGAGCGGTTCCCGCCGACGGAGGTGGTCGGCAGCTTTCCCGAACTTTCACAACTCAAATCCTTTCAAAATTTAGATCACAATGGCAACAACGGGGAAAATCAGGAGTAATGCCATCGGCATTTACATCAGCAACGAGAGCGCCGACAGCGGCACTTTCACGGGCGGAACTTACGGCGACAACACGTCGGAGAATGACACGTGGGAAATCGTCGCATGCGCGACGTCCGGCACGTTCAGCGGGTCGATGGAAGTCATCGACGCCACGACCAAAGACAACGACGGGGAGCGGGAAATCCTGACCTCATCGCTGTCCTGGACAATGGCGTGCGACGGCCTTATCGAGTACGGCCTGTCCAGCAATGTGAAGTCCGGCGCCGACCTGTTCACGCTGTGGAAGAACAAGACCAAAATCAAGTTGGCTTGGACGACCGGGGTGGATGGAGATATCATGTATTGGGGCAAAGGCTACATCACCACGTACGAAGAGAGTGCGGGATTGAACGAAGTGGCGTCTTTCTCAGTTAACTTTGAAGGCGACGGAACTGTGTACAAGGCGGTTCTTGACACTGCATCAGCTGTATTCAACAACAACAACAACTAATGGCCAACCAACTCCGCGGCGAATTCACAGTCCAATTGACCGACGACCTGTCGGTGGACGTTGTCATCAACATGTATGCACTGAATTTGTTCCTCGAGGAAGAGGGCGCGGGGTTGGCGGACCTTCAGGAGTTGCTCGAATCAAAGGCATTGCGCTCCCTGCCCCGGCTTGTGTGGGCAGGGGCGCGCACTGCTGCCCTTGTGAAGGACGCGCAGTTGCCGCTAACCTTCGAGAAGTTCGCCGCACTGTTCGGCTCCGTTGCGTGGGATGAGGTCAGCGATAAAGTCCTCGCCTCGCTCCAACTCGACACAAAAAAAAAGTAAGCGATGGCGGCGGGGGTGACCCGCCCACGATGCGCGACTACTACGTCGCGTGGCTGGAGAGGGGCCGTGATCCCGATACCTTTTGGCGCAGTACCTTCGGGGAGATTACGATCATGCTCCGCGCCTACGAATTCCAAGATGAAGTGCAGTGGATGCACACGTCTGCGTTGATGGCCCTCACGGCAAACATCAACCGCGGAAAGAACGCGCGCCCATTTGAATGGAATGACTTCAACCCGTACGCCAAGGCGAAGGCGAAGGTGAAGGCCGCCCCAAAGTTGGGCAAGAAGCACCACGACCTGTTCGCCAAGATGACCCAGAAACTGAACTCCAATGGCGAAAAGCAACGCGATACTTAACATCATTTTTGGCGCCGACACCAAGCAGCTCGACCGGGCGCTCGGTGGCGTGGCCAAGAAACTTCGCAGCACGGCGGAGAACCTCAACGGCCTCGGGCAAAATCTGTCCCTTGGCTTGACCGCCCCCATCGCTGCGTTCGCCGGCCTTGCGACCAAGAGTTTCGTCGATAGCGCCAAGGCCATCGCCCAGGTGGAGGCCGCGGTGAAGTCCACCGGCGGGGCGGCGGGCAAGTCGGTGGACGGCCTCGCCAAGATGGCGTCGGAATTGCAGCGGGTCTCGCTGTTCGACGACGACGAGATTCTGCAAAACGTCACCGCCAACCTACTCACGTTCACCAACGTGGCGGGCACGGAGTTCGACCGGGCGCAGCAGGCGGTGCTTGACCTTTCGACCCGCCTTGGCACCGACCTCACATCGGCCACGGTGCAGGTGGGCAAGGCGCTGAACGACCCCATCAAAGGCGTCACCGCCTTGGGTCGGGCGGGCGTGCAGTTCACCGCGCAGCAGAAGGAGTTGATTGCTACGCTGGTGGAGTCCGGCGACGTGGCCGGGGCGCAAGCGGTCATCTTGGGCGAACTCGAAACTCAGTTCGGGGGCGCTGCTGCGGCGGCCGCCAACGCCGACCCTTACACGCAACTGGCAAACGAAATCGGCAACCTCGCCGAAGAGTTCGGCGGCATCATCAACGATGCGCTGAAGCCGCTGCTTGGCTTCATCCGGGACGTGGTGGATGAGGTGAAAGGATGGAGCGACGGCACGAAGACATTGGCCGTTGTCATCGGCGGGCTGCTTGCGGCGCTTGGGCCAACGCTCATCGCGGTGGGGGCGCTCATAAACTCGTTCGTGACCCTACGCGGGGCGCTCAAACTGCTCACCATCGAGCAGCTGAAACTCAACGCGGCGGCACTTGCCAACCCCTACGTGCTGCTTGCCGCGGCGATGGTTGGCCTCGGCGTTGCCATCTTTGAGATGTCCAAGCGCGCGACCGATGCCGAGACCAAGGTGGCCGGGCTGCGCGACAAAATCGACGGCCTGACCGATGCCGAGGCGAGGCTCGAAAAGCAGAAGGCCATCAGCGACCAAGCGGAGAAGGTGCGCAAGTTGGCCGCCGAGTACGAGGTGCTTTCCAAGCAGCGGGCGCAGGGCGACCAATTCGAGCAGCGCATTTTCAATCAGCGCAAGCAGCAGGTCAAAGACGAACTCGCGAATGCGCAGAAGACGCTCGAGGGCTACCAGAAGTTGGCCACGCAGAAGGAAAGCGACGCGTATTGGAGCGGCGTGGCATCGGAGCGTTTGGCCGAGTTGAACGGAAGGCGCAAGACGAGCAACCAACTCGTCACCGAGGAGGCCGATGCGCTTGCCTCTGTCGAGCAGCCCGCAAAGACCTACATCGACACGCTCAACGAACGCCTCGCCAGCATCGACGCGGAGTACGCGATCACGGGCAACCTGAACGACCGGGTGACGGCGCAGGCCGAGGCGTACAAGACCGCCGCCATCGCCGCCCAACTGCTCGGCAACGAGACCGAAGCCCTTGCTCTGAAGCAGGAGATGCTTGCACGGGTGGCTGCACCGGAGGCGCTTGCAGTTGCGCCATTGACCAACGCTCCGGTGACCCCGGAAATCGTTGTTGGAAACAGTGCGGCCGATGCCATCCAAGCGCAAATCGAGGCGACCACGGGCCTTGGCACAGCGTTCGATGACACCCGGCAGAAGGCAGTCGGATTTGCCACGGATGTAGCGGGCGCGATGGAGACGGCGGCCGAGGGCATGGCCGTATCCTTCGGGATGATGTTAGGCGAGAGCCTCGCCACCGGTAACAAATTGCAGGGCGTGGGCACGATGATTCTGACCACCCTTGCCGATCTTGCCATCCAAGTGGGGCAAATCGCCATCGGGGTGGGCATTAGCGTTGAGGCTATCAAGACGGCGCTAATGACCCTAAACCCAATTGTGGCGGTCATTGCAGGTATCGCGCTTGTGGCGCTTGGTTCGGCAGCCAAGAACGCGCTCGCTCAAAGCGCCGGGGGTGGTGATTCAGCCGGAAGTCGAGGCGTGCCCGCCTTTGCGCAGGGCGGTCTTGTCACCGGGCCGATGCTGGCGATGGTCGGCGACAACCCGTCCGGCAAGGAGGCTATCATTCCCTTTGAGCGCATGGGCGAGTTCATGAAGATGGCCGGCCAAGGCGAGCCAAAAACGCAGAACGTTGTGGTCACCGGGCGCATCAGCGGGCGGGACATCTATATCACCAACGAGCGGGCAGTTAAAGAGACCAAGCGATACAGATAATGGCCATACGCTACTACTCCCAGTTTACAGACCAGCAGGGTACGCTGTTCACGCTGAACATCTACGATGACCAGTATAGCGGGACCAGCCCGTTCGAGTTCACCGTCGGGTCGGATGGGTTTCGCCTGGACTACGAAATCGAAGACAAGTTTGCGCCCATCTGCCCCAGCACGGTGACCGTGCCGATGCTGCTTCGCAACAACAACGACGCGGCGCTGCTGACCAACCTTGTCAACTCCGACGAAGGGCGGTATGTGCTTGAGATACGCAGCGGCGGGACGACCTACGCCAACGGGCACGTGTATTGGCGCGGAATGATACTGCCTGAATTTATCGAGGTGGTGGATGAGGCTTACCCGCAGTTGGTGGAAGTGCAGGCGATGGATGATCTGTCGAACCTGCGCACCATCGACTACCTGCAAAGCCCGGAGGGGACGGGCTACGCCTACACCAAGGGCCACCTTGCCAACTGCCTGAACCTGCTGCGTCAGTGGAGCATCGCCGCCGACACCGACCGCTTCCTATTCGTGAATGCGCTCGAGGCGTACGATAACACCTCGGTATGGTATGCGGGCCACCAGATGCAATTGAACTTTGCGACCTTCAAAGACCCATCGAACGAGCCGCCGACGTACTGGTCGGCTTACGAGGTATTGGAGCAAATCCTGCTGGCCTACGGCGCGCGCATTTACTGGCGGCCATCCATCGACACCGACGAGAAATCCATCTTCGTCATCGACAGTTGGGTGATGCACGTTCACGATGATGAGGACTTCACCGGCTACACGGTGGGCAACGATGGCACCCTTAGCGCGCAGCAGGTGCATGCACGGCCGCAGTTTAATCTCGATAGCACGGGCATCAGCCGTCTGCGCGGGTGGCGGCACGGTTACCTGCCCAGCATCCGGGAGGTGCGGCGCAACTTCGACTATCTCGAAACCAACCCGTTCACCATCGACCACGTGATGGACCAAGTTGATCAGGATAACTACTTGGACGCATCCGTCACGTTCACCACCGCCCCGGAGTTGCATTTCGGTGAAGGCACGCCGGCCTCGGTGCGCTTCCGCTTCAAGTTTACCATCGAGCCGGACGCCACGCCCATCGTCACCTCGGCACAGCGGATGCAGTTGGTCTTCACCCTGCGCCTTGGGCAGTATTACGCCATCCGAAACTACACGCAGGCGGACAACAACTTGCCATTCACCACCAGCGTCGGGGACAACAAGCACATCATCGGCTATACATACGACCCGTCGGAGTGGTCGACCTCGGCGGGATCGATGATATTCTTTTCACCAGGGTTTGACCTGTACGCGGGCGGAACGTTTGAAATGGACTGCTCGGTGGACTTGCCGCCCTTGCCCGCTGACCTATCGAACAACACGTTCAGCGCCACGGTCATCTCGCAACTTATCACCGTGACCAGTGCTACGGGTGCGCCGAACTCGTATCAGTACGCAAACACCGTTTCGGATTCCATCATTACCAACGTCTCCATCTATCCGTCGGGCATCTACGAACTGACCGGCAGCACGGTGGTATTTAAGGCCGTGAATAGCAGCACGACCGGTCGCTACAAGTTGCAACTGCCAGACGCCCGCATCTCCGACCTTGTTGTGAACCGGGGCGGCGGCATCTTTGTGCTGCCCATCGGCGGCGACCGCTTCCAACCCAGCAAGTGGCGGTCGCTGGCGGATACGTCGGTGGAATTGAACTTGCACAACGTGATCTGCCGGGATTGGATGAAGAGCCAACCCGCCAACATCCGGCGCATGGTGGGCACCATCTATGACCACCGCAGCGCACCCGAGCAATGTCTGTCCCCGTTCGCCACGTTCACCCACAACTCGGTGCCTTATGCCGTGGTGGCCATGACGTACGTAGCGGGCGAAAATCTCTACGATGTCGAGTTGGTGGAACTGGACTATGGCGGCACGGTCACGACGCCTGCCGTGGGCTTTACAGACGGCATCCTGCCAACGCCTATCACCCCGCCCGCCATTGCATCGGGCTTCACCGACGCGGAAGTCGCTATCAGCAACGCGCAAGGCACCATTGACAGTGTCGTGCCGCTACGGGACGGCATCGTGTCCCTCGTGGCCGACCTCGACAACTTCGTGAGCGTCGGCGACACCACTTTTGAAGTCAATGTGGGCACGGTCAAAATCCTGGAAGCCGACGATGTCAGCGCGACATTCAACGTGCCGGTCGCCATCGACCTGCAAGGCGAAACCTTCGAGGTGCTAAACGCTGGATTTCCAAACCCGCTAACGGTCACAACGGACAGCGTTGACGCAATGGACTTAAACATTGTCAGCTCAAGCAGCAGCACCGCCGGGCGCATTCAATTTCTTGAAGCCGCTGACAATGGCACCAACGGCATCACCATCAAAGCACCCGCATCGCTGGCTGGAAATACCAACTACATCCTGCCTGCAACCGACGGCACATCGGGGCAATCCCTGAAGACAGACGGCGCCGGAAACCTTTATTGGGGGTGAGTTAAATTGCAGGCCATGACACCGGAAATTATTGGCATTGCCAGCACCGTTGCCTTGGCAATTGTGGCCACTTGGGTGAAGCTCAACGCCGACATCGCCCGCATGAACGCGCGCATTCACACGCTGGAGAAAAACGAGGTTGAGGTGAAGACCTTGCTCAAGGAGATGAGCGAGGCCATTCGCCG